AATGTGGATAATCTCGTCGGTTACCGCCACTGCCGAAGCAAACCCGTCGCCGACTCTCCACGTTATATGCTTCTGATGATCCGCTTTCGTTGCCGCCAATCGCTTAGTCGATGACGTACTAAACGCGGTGTTATCAATGCTACCAGCCGGGGCGTAGAAATTGCCCGAGATGGTTACATCATTGAGCTCAATCGGCCCCGTTATCTTGTCTACCATTTCTATTGTCCTTTACAGCTCAAATAGGAAACCAAGGATTCTCTCTTGGTGTATTCTGTATTCCAGGGTAGTGCTTTGGTTAACGTTATGAAGAGGGAACCCGAAACCGTTTAGGTTAACTTCGCCCGCAGGTAAACCATCGTTTCCAATGGCCACCCGATGAGGGGCAACACCTTCGCAGGCAGGCCCGCCTGGATCGCCTGGAGGAATAACGGGAGTCACGCCGGGTTGCTGGAGTTCCAAAGACTCACCGCACTTACCATCGGGATCGCCGCCTACCGATTTTGAATGTGTCCCTCGGTCGATCTCTTTATGGTTCCAGCCATCTTTTTTAATGTCGCAGACTAGTGTGACCTTGTTGAACATCCTCAATACATCATTAACGGTATGAAGTTCCATTACGATGTTCATCGACGATATTTTCAATTGGCCCTTGGTAATTGGGTAATCGAAAACGATCTCGCCGTTATGCCACTTCTTAATGCTAAACACGTCCATGTTTATCGACGGAACGTAGTCTTTGAAGATGTCGCCATCGAAGAATATGTAGTAACGCGTGAAGCGGATCTGCTGTCTGACATCGTCCTTCATCGGAATTGGGTATATGATCTTACCCGCCGAATTGATGATTGGGCCTTTCTCGTCGTTCTCCCTGCCTGGCACAACCTGGTTAGCTTTTGCAACCCAAACCGCATCTTGAGTTATCGGGGTAGCATATCCAACGGAAGTAACCTGCAACGTGGGTTGCCACTGTTCGGGATCGTCCGTGGGTTCTCCGTCTTTGTCTTGCTTCTCTTCATCGGTGGCAAACTTACAGCTAACGATCCACTGGCCCGACTTGTCATCCACTTTAGACGGTGTGCGACCTTGGCAGAACAATAAAGCGTTTGAGTCATTACCAGCACTTAACGTGGAATTGATGGCGGGTAAACCAGTCGCACCGAGAACCGTTAAGGGACCATCTGCCAGATCGTTGCTGGTAACATAATAGGGAACGGTTACGCTAATCTTTCCGTCTTTGTCTTGGCTTGCTCCCCATGAGCTCGTCGCTGCTACTTGTGCGGAACCAACTGTCATTAGATATTCCCCAGCAGTTTGACTTGCAGCGATTGGGATTGGAAGTCCTTACGACGTTGTTCTTCTTCCTTCTGGTAATCTAACGTGGCCTGCATTATCTTATTCGTCTCTTTTGTTAGCTTGGCCTGTTCTGTTTCTAACTTCTCATTACTAGCTTTGTTTTTCTTAAGTTGTTCTCTCTCTTTATCGCCATCGCTTGCGATATTCTTCAATCGCCGAGATTCAATGAGCTCAGGAGTATCAGGAGCGACTACTTTTCCTTTCCCAGCATTTTCATTGGCAAGAAGCGCAGCTCCGCCGACAACAGGACTAAGCCCTAATATAATCATCTTTAGCCAGTTAGGTAAATCTACGGTGCCTCCACGTTCTATCGAATCTAAGAACCTATCGAAATCAGTAATCAGCATGTCGATTACCCCTGCGACATAAATAAACGTATCCGCAATGTCATTAGCCCAATCCATTAATTGCGGCCCGTGGTCGTTAATTATATCAAGCAGGCGTAGACCTAGCTGAATCGCTTTGTCTGCGACCTTCTCAAACGCTGGAGCACCGACTGCGGTTAATTGCGTAAACAGTCCCATTCCGATCGTCTTCAAATCAACGAACTTAGCCGCTGTTTTCGAGATTGCATCTTGCTGCACTTTCGTCAATACCGTTCCGAACTGCTCCGCTTTGTTTGCCGCGTCATCGAGTGCACCGGTTCCCTGTCCGATAACGTTAACGAACTGAGCTCCCTCAGAATCAAACAGCTTAAACGCAAGTCTCAGTTTGTCACTCTGGTTCTCAACCTTGGACATCGCTACAGCAATCGAGCGTAACGCCTCAAATGGCCCTTGCTCTTTGAGCTTCTTAGGATCAAGCCCCAACTCTAGCAACGCACCAAGCGATTCACCCTTACCTCCGGCAGCTTCAGCTATACGACGAGTCATTCGCTGCACAGCCATTCCAATCGTCTCGATACTTAATCCTGCCTTCTGACCTGCGATCGCCATCGTTTCAAATGCTTTACTCGACACACCGACTTTAGCCATCGTGTTCAGCTTGTCGTCGAGGTCGTTGACGTTATCCGCCATCGACTTTAGAAACCCGATAGCCATTCGAGCACCAGACCGAATCGTTCCGGTGAACTTCGTCCAAGCCATATAAGCTACGCCAGCAATCGCGAACTTACTAACGATCGACTTTGATAGCCCGCCAAACGCTCCGCTTGTTTTCTGTACTGCGGGCTTTGCCTTGGCCATCTGACGAGTTGCGTTCTTTGTAGCCGTAGCCAGTTTGTTCGTGGCTCTCGCCGCTTTCTCCGCTGGCTTAACAGAATTGGCGTATTCCATTTTCACTTTGTGAACCGCCGCCGCGTGTTTCTTTGCACCAAGAGCCGACTTGACATTGGCTCGGTTCAATACCTCTAGCGAAGACTTCATCTTGTCCAATGGCGTCTCGGTAGCTTCCATCGACTTCTTTACAAGGTTCAACTCTTGCCGAGACAACTTCATCCCTTTGGTGAAGTCCTTCCCGTCAAGCTGGATCTTGTATGCGAGTGCACCGATTGTTGTGGCCATTAGTTACCTAACACGTCGAAGATTACTTGCTGCGGTGTGGTTCCGTGTTTCGCGTGGTCGTACTCTGATGAGTTCGCCCGCCGTTGTTCATTGATTAACGCTGTTGCGAGTAACGCCCATTCATGACCCCATCCGTGGTGATCGTACTCAATCCGTTTCTGGTCGATCTGTTCAGGCGTCAAAGTCTCCGCAAGTTCTTTCGAGGACGTAAAGCCCATGTCCTTTGCGAGCAACGCGTGAAACCGCAATCGCCCGCTTTGGATTAGTTTTTTGCTGCGTCCTTCTTATCGTCGTCGTCCATTCCGCATAAGTCGGAACACACTGTGAATAGTTTAACCGTTACCGATGCTGGCAACCCCGCCACGTCTTCAGCCTCTTCATCGGTAAACAGTCGGTTACCGCCATCGTCGACCAAACACTTAACGATCAATCGCGGCCGCATTGATTCCATCGCTACCGGGTCGCGTTCGCCTGATTCGTTTAGGCAATCCACTTCCCACATTGCTCGCTCATGATCCGTCAGACTTTGTACGCGGAATTCCTTTCCTGCTATCTCTACGAGCTTTGTCTCTCGCTTTGCTAACTCCATTAGATCTGTTTTGCTGGACGCCATTTCTATACCTTGAAAAAACATCGGAGTTACGTGGCCAATTGACTTCGCCCGGTTCACCGATTTCGTTTGTGATTAGTTCTTTGATCTGTTCGACTTCACTCTCGGAAAATCGACAAATCAAAGGAATGTCTTTGCCAGGGACTATTGAGCAATATCCTACGAGGACACCGTCGGCCCTAACCGCTTTCATGTCGCTTACCGTTTCGCATGGATGGCAATCGAGGGTAAACATATTAGACACTTCCAGCGGTATGCGTTGGCTTACTCGCCCACGTCACGGTGATTGAGCCTCGTGCCGAATCGCTTGGCTTGGTTTCCGCGTCTGGGTATTTGTGATCTGACACAAAGCCGGAACCCGCCAAGGTCGCCGCCGTACCTTCGCCAGTCAAAAGCGGGTAAGTGATTGTGATCGTTTCCGCTACTTGCTCGATTGGAACCAGCTTCGATGAAGACTGATTAAACAAGTAACTGATCTCGGTCGTGCCGTAGTCGACAATCAAACTAGGGATCTTCTGAACCGAAGTGTCAGCGATTCCCGTATCGTCAACAGCATCTCTACTAGCCGTATGACCTCCGACGCTTACAATCGTTTCCGCCCAAGTATAGGTTCCGAAAACTACTGATGTTCCTTGCAATGTGGCCATCTTTTAAACTCCTCGTTTAAGTGTCGTCAGCGTGGGCAATACGGTAATCTTGCACCACTACATATCTATGGTAGCTGCCTCCGTCGACCGGCAACTCCTCTTGTCCTGAATGAGCATCTTCGCAATTAACATGTTCGATCCATCGCGAGTTCATCGTCGTATTTTTCAATGCCTCAAGCCCTGAATCTAATCTCACATTCTTAGCAATGACGCTCGCTTGTTTCTTTGTGGCGGAATAACACCTAACCGAGATTCGGGTATCAACCTTCGCTATCGTTCCGTCGATGGTAGGTTCTGTGTTACTGCTGATTGTTTCCAATACGATTGAGTCCGATGTCTGTCCGAGCGGTAATACGTCGGGATAGATCCGCGTTGACACTAACGCTAATACGTTCGCATCAGCTATTAGGTATTGTCGCAAGTCTTCCTGAATATCGCTCACGCTTTGGCCGCCATCTTACGAAGTTCCCGAACCAATACTTTCACAATGGCAGTCTGTTGTGCTCGTCTCGATGAATCAATTGCAGGACGAAAGACCGGGTTAGCGGGTATTTTCATCGGTGTCTTCGCCTTACCCCATAGCTTATTCTCGAATCCGTATTCCATCCAAGCCAAGCCGGGAACCCAAACGCTCGCACCTACAGTCCCTTTGCGGAATCGGTTGTAAACCTTAATCGACTGTTTCATCGGCTTGTAGCTACCGTACTTCTTTGCCGTTGCCTTTGACCACTTATCACGAGTTCCCGTATTCCTCGAATCGAGTAGCTTCGCTTTCAATACTCGACGTACTTCCCGAGCCGCTGCCGTAACAGCCTTGGCAGCAACTCGACCTTGCATTGCGATCGGCAATTGTTCCAGCAGATTGAACGCTCGATTGTTTATCTTGATGTCGAGTGACCTACCCATTAGACCGATACCCTCCTGCAATGCAGTTCGAGCATACGTTGTCGACCGGCTTTGTCCTTCACCGCTAGAATCTGTAACGTTCTCGAAAGATGGTCGACAATCTGTTTATCCTGTGCGAAGTCTGAACTGTACCGCGTCTCGACCACATGCGTAGCCGTTGCGGTGATCTGTCCGCCACGAGTAGACTCACCACCCTGAACGTCAGTTACGTTAGCTGGCCAATTCTGTAGATCGGTTGTCCATGCAGGAATAGGTTGACCCGCCGAGTCTAAAGTGTCGGTCGACGTTTGAAGCGTTATGTAATGGCGTAGCTTTCCAACCATTACGGGTAATCTCCCGTTTGCAATCGTTGGATAAGAGACTTGTAACTCATCTCCAACTCTTTGCTAATCGACCCGACTAAGATGGGTTCTCGATTCTCAAACATGTTACCGACTTGCAATAACACCGCTTGCTTGGCAATCATCGGAACACTAACCGCAGCTTTACCAGCAACGTAGGTAATAGTTACCGCGTTGCGATCGCCACGGGTACCGGGCCAGCTCTCGTTGTAGACCAGGAAGATAACCCCGTTTAACCGGTTCGCGTCTAACGTGTACTTGCTCGAGGAAAACGTTTGCGTCGATCCGCCCGTGTCAACGTATTGGATAGACGTTATGGACGTAGCCGGGCCACGTCTTAACTCTATGTAGTCAGTAGACGGGAAGGCGTCTAACTGTTGCGTGAGTGTTTGCGTTACCAAAGAAATACGGGAATCATTCTCCACACATTCAACCGCAGCCTCAATCAAATTGCAAATATGATTGTCGTGATACTTATCACTTTCCGCTATCTCTAAATGCTTCTTTGCATCCGAGACAAATACGGGTAGCGACGCTGGGGCGGTGGATACTGTAACCGTATTACTTCGCACGTTTCTTACTCCGCTTCGTAGGTTTCTTAGCGGTCTTGCTCTCGGCCTTAATCTTCACCGCCTCAAGGTAGCCCTGTCGTATTAACAACTGGGCTACCCCGCGGTTAAGTGAAGTAGTTTGACCGGGTGACAAGTTACGCCAAGGCTTTAAGCACTTGACTAATAACAAAGATCACCTCCTAGCTTGCTGCGTTGAATACACCGACGAAACCGCCAGCATCGGAACCGTCACCGGGTTCGTGGACTGCAATATCGTAACGGTCGGTACCTTTAACGGTCGTAACGTCTTCATCGAATGCAAAGTCCTCGCTTGAGGAGATCGTCAGCATGCTACGATCGCCAATGATTACGGAGTCTTGGAACGAACCAAAGAGGCTCGCGCAACCAGCGGCAGCGTCAACTGGCATCTGATCAGAGAAGTTGATCGGGTAGCCGAGGAACGAAGGACGCGTACCATTCTCAAGATCGACAGCAGTGTTACCACCAGCAGCGAACTTTAACGGCTCGATGATCGTTGAGTAGAAATTCCGTCGCATCAACCAACTTGCTGCGTAGTGGTATTTCTCAGGAAGTAGACCTACCGCGGTATGGAAGTCGCCCACAAGCAAAGTTGACCAACCAGTATCGCCGGCCCCTTGGGTAGTTTTACCCGCCGCTCCAAGTTGATTCAGCAATCCTGCTTCGCTACCGTAGGTTCCGGTACCATCACCGTTGATGAGTTCGTTGTCTTCCTGTAAAGCGAATGCTCGCCCGATCTCATTGGCCAAGTCATCCATTACGTTAATGATGGAATCTTCGTTGAGCTCGCTCGATACCTTCGTCATCGTCGCCCGTTTGACAACGGCTAGTGCAACGTTGCCCCATGTCTTGTCACTTGCAACGATGGCAGTGGCTTCACCAGGATACTTAACAGTTAGTCCACCGGTTCGTTTCGGTTGGTTCAACGTATCGGAAGTCATCGGGACAACTCGGCAGATTTGGCGAGAAATACCAGAGGCTTCGCGAACATCGATAACCGCTTGGGCCAGCGGATCGGGAACCAAGAAACCACCAGCGGTGGTTGTTCCTTCGGTCTGGGCCATCTGGATACCGTTGTCATTGCAAAACTGTTGAGCCTTCGCGTTTTTGTGGATCGTGGCTAAATACCACTGGCCAACTTTGTACGCGTCTTCTTTGGCTTTGAACGCTTTGAGTCGACCGGATACACGGTTAACCGGATTGATCGACACGGAGGGCGTCGTGGGCTCGGGTACTCGATTGACCGGCTTTAGAATAGCGGCCTTCTGAGCCTCGAACTTGAGAGCCTTTTTGAGTTCGGCAAACAATCCCGTAGGCTCATCGCCATCGGCGCCAAGTTCATTAACGAACCCATCGAAAGATGCTTGCTCGTCCTCGGTGAAATCCCGCTTCTCGCCTTCAGCTAGTTCAACGAGGGCTTGGGCACTGGCTTTGATGTCTGCGATCTTATCGCTAATTTTGATTGAGTTGTACATTGCTTCTCCTAGATGTGATTTGTCCAGGTAAGCAATGAAAAAAGCGTCAATACCTACCTGATGTTTCGGTAAACATCCGATGAAGTACGACGCTATCGAGTGTCGTGGTTATCATCAAAGTCAAACGAATTGTAAACGTCTAGGCGTTCCGATTCGTCTGACCTGAATTTCTATCCTAATTGTTTCAGGAAGTCTTTACTTTGTCAAACGCAATCTTCTCTCCGCCGCCAATCGTCGCCACGCTGGACTATCAACGGATTCTGACTTTCCTAAGAAACGTTCGGGCGTCTTGTTGAATCTTCCAGGGTTAACCATCGCTGCAACCGCCATGCTCTCGCCTGAGGTATCTGCGAAACCATGCTCAACGGATTCCGCGGAAGTCAACCAAGTCTCTTCGTCGAGCCACGCCGCAAGCTGTTCAGCCTCAACGTTGATCCGCTTGAGATATATCCCCTCCATCTGTTCGTCAATGGTTCGGAGGAGATAAACCGTCTTCTCTAATTCATTGGCATTGCCGAATAATCCTGTCATCGCTCGGTGAATCATAAACATCGCACCGTCAGCAATTCGCACCTCGTCGCCTGCCATCGCAATCACGGAAGCGATCGACGCGGCTAACCCGTCCACGTCAACTACGACCTTGGCAGGATGTCGCTTCAATGCGTTGAACATTGATAAACCGTCGAATACATCGCCACCGGGTGAATTGATCCGAACGTTGAGAACGTCCACCTCGAGGGCGTTTATGTCGTCAATGAATTCCTTGGCACCGATACCACCAAAGAACGAGGAACCGATTTCGTCATATAGGTAAACCTCGGCACTTCCGCCATGGTTCACAATCTTTGCTCGCTTACTCATTTTGTTTGCTCCATAAGGGAATTAGCTATTTCTTCGGGTCTTGTGTCCCATAGATCCATCGCGTCTGAAACGTTGGCGGCTAAGTTGTCTTCGTAGCTATACCCTGCCACGTTCACGATAGCCTCTTGAGATTGTCGCGACATCTCCGCCGCTACTTCGCTTGCGGTCTTAGTGCAGTTTGTTATCGTGGCCACCGCGTTAACTACCGGCTCAAGCGATCGGGCTACCGTTTCGGGCCAAGTGGCGTAGAACTTATCCACCCATTCTAGGAAGTTCCCCTCACGCTTCGCCGCTTTAACGACCTTCTCCCGTTCCACTTTGAGCATCCGTTCCGCTCGATCGACTATGAGAGCTCGGTGTGCTTCCAATGTGGAATCATCAACCGTTGGTTCCGTCTGTTTTTTACCAGACATAGTATTCGGGTTCTCGTAGGCATCTCCGCCGTCGTATGGTTCCAACTCTTCCGCCGCTCGTGCCTCATTGGGAGATAAGATGCGAGAACGAATACCAACCTCATAAGCTGCGTAGCGTGAAGCAGTGTCGCCCCTGAGTAGTTCTTTCGTGTTGTACTTGTGATACCGGGTTCGATTACGCCTATCGCGTTCTCTTAATAGCTTGGCATCGCATTCCTTCTCCCACTTAACAATCCAACGGTGAAGAGTCATGTTGACGTAGGCTCTTTCCTCCGCTTCCAAACTGTTGTAACTAATCCGCGAATCGTCACCAAGCTTATGGGGCGGGAGGTTAAACCAGCTTGCAACCTCGACCCGTGAGAACTTGCGAGACTCTAACCATTGTGCGTTCTCGTTAGAGATTGGAACCATCTGGACTTCCAACCCGCCCGCAGCTAGGGCCGTTGTGTCTCCATCTACTCCGCCGTGTTTTGTCTTCCATCGGTCCAAGAGCTCGTCGGCTTGCTCTTTGGTTAGGGTCGACGGGTGTTTCAGGATTACCGTGGGCTTGGCACCGTTTTTAAAATGGGTGTTCCCATGCTTCTCTTGAGCTAGGCCGAGGCCCCAGTTGTTACGGGCCAACTCGATAACCGAATATCCTCTTATGCCGTCTTCCCCAAGTCCTTTAATATGGATTACGTCCGAAGCTTTTAGCGTTACCGTTTCGCCGCCCGGTCTTCTGTTGACGTAGAACAGTTCACCCTCGGAACACACTGGGTCAGTTTCGTCTGGCAACATTGGGATAAGCCTTAGCGGTTGCCCGGCTCCGTCCCGCTCGATCGCTGCGTAGCCGTTACCGTGAAGCAATGCGTGAGCTTGCAACGTTTCTCTTAGTACGTTGCCCGTCATATACTGGTTAGGCTGTTCGTTGAGCAACCAATACGATTGGCCGTACTCTTTAGCACGCTTCTCGCCGTCCCGGCTGTATTCGTTAATCGGCATTGAGGATAAGTCACCGGCAATAGTGCCTGTTGCTTGCCACACTGGAGCAAACGTTAGTGCGGTCTTTTTGTTAACTACAACGCCACTGTCGGACTTGCCGCCCGTCATGTAATCCGTGAACCACTCCGCAGGGTTGCGGTAGGTTGAGTTTACAATTCTATTAATCCAATTAATCATAACTAACCCTAGTAAATAGCGGGTGTTGGAATTGACTCTATAAACATTGACTCCCTGAATGCCATTAAAAGACTTACCACGGAATCGATCTTATTCTCTGGGTGTGATTTGTCCGGCATCCATTCGTCGTTTGTGTTTCGCGAAACGGTTAGGTTTCCAATCTGCCAATCGAGACAACCGTTACCCTCGTGGATAATCCGACCATCTCGAACCGCTTTACAGAAAGCTCTGGTTGGGCCGTTGTAGTTCTTCGGGTTCTGGTACGTTTTCGCGATCGGTACGCCATGCTCATTATACAGAGATTGAGCGATTGGCGATGCAAAACTTGGATCATATGCCCACGTGATTGCGTTATACATGTCGTGAAGTTCCAACAGCTTACGCATAAAACTAGCGTAATCAACCTCGTCGCCGGGGTTGACCTCAAGCCAACCGTTGTTGATGTAGCCTGCGAACTGGTAAGAACTCAAGTGGCTACCGCGAATCTCGCTGGTAAAGCTCCAAGTCTTAACCACCGTTCGACCGTTTCCGCTTCTGTCATCCAATGGCCAGCACAATGCCAAACCGCAGAAGTCATTCGAGCGACCAAGATCGAATCCACCGAAACAGGGAA